TCGTCGTGGGCCTCCGTACCCGCCGCCGACAGATCGTGCAGACCGCTCGCCGGGTTCGCCTGGTTCGCATCGTTCGTGCCGCCCTTGGTATGACAGCTCGTGCACGCGATCGCCGTGCCCGTGTCCCAGTTCGGCGTCGCCGTTCCCGTTCCCGAGTCTCCGTTGTGACAGCCCGTCGTCTCCACCGTGCAGGTGATCGTCGGCGACGTGCCGCTCGGCGACACACCGGCTATCACCGTCGTCGTACCGTCTATCGGGCTGTGACCAGCCGTGTTGTCGGGGTGACAGGACGTGCAGTTCGTCGTGTCCAGCGCCCACCCCTTCGCCGCGTAGTGCTCCGTGTGCGCAAAATCCTCGTTGTCCAACGCAACGCCGTTGGGAGGCGTGCCGTGACAACCCGTGCAGTTCGCCTGCGGATCGTTCACACCGTCCACCACCGTCACCGGAGAGAAAACCGACAGCGGATAGGTGTGTGTTCCCGATGTGCTCGGTGCGCCGTCGTCGTTGTGACAGTCGTCACAGTAGGCCGCCGTGTTGCCCTGGCCCGTCTCCACGATCCCCGAACCGGGATCGTTGATGTTGATCTCGTGCGTCGCCGTGTTGTGGTTCGCGCTCAGCGTCGGGTAGCTGTGACAGTCCTCGCACCCGTTGTCCGCGCCGGTCAGCTCGTTGTGACCGCTGCCCCGCGTCGACGTCGCGCCCCCGAAGGTGCCCTCGTGACTCGTACCGGCGTTCCAGCCGCCCCACTGTCCGTGACAGACGTCGCAGCGAGCGCTGCCGGCATCCGTCAGGGCCGAGTCGGCGTCGCTGTTCCACTGACGGGACCAGCTGCCGCTGTCGCTGTGACAGCCGCTCAGGTCCGTGCCGGTGCCCGAGCAGGTGCCACGGCTGTTCCCCGAGGTCCCCTCGGAGAAGTTCGCCGCCGTGCCGTCGTCGAAACCAACCGCTGCCGCGGTGAAGTCGCCGCCCACAAGGCCCGATCCGTTCCAGTGACCGCCGATGTTCCCCTTGATATGGCAGCTCTCGCAGCCGTCGGCCGCACCGTTGAAACTGTCGTCGTGGGCCTCCGTGCCGCCAGCAGTCGCCAACAACCTCAAGCATCAAATCAATCAGGTATCGAAAGCCCGCCACGTCGGGCATGTTCAGGTAGTTAGAGGCCGCGTCCTGCTTGAAGTAATACCGGCGCGGCTTCTTCTGTCCTTTCGGTGCAGAATCCAGCCACGCCAGATGCTGCACGTAGAGAATCAGCTTTTCGTGGGCTTGCCGAAAAAAATATCATGGCTCTGAACAACGCTGTTAACTTGTTGCGCCATCCAGAAGTAGCCAGGGTCACTCAGCAGAGACAAAGCATTCTCTCGGCTAAACTCCAGCCGTTCACCGTTGCGTGGTACGCAATTATCTTCCTCGTCGGTTGTCCAGCCGCTCACCATATACGCACTTAGGATAGTTTCGATTCGTGCGCCATAATCGTCGTCGGATTCGCCTTCTTCTTTCTGGTTCTCGCGGACAGCCTGAAGCATGGCCCGCTTTCCGGCCTTGGTGTCACGGCGAATAACGTGAAACGTAATGCCAAGCGGCTGCCACGTGGAAGGATGGCGGATCTGAACGTCTACCGGCTCGTCTGCGTTACTAATCTCAAGTGAGCCAATATCAATAGCCATAAATATAACCTCGCAAGTTATGCGCGCATGAAAAGGCGGGGCAGGCAGGCGCGAAACTGCTTTTCGGGGATGACCCTAGCCCCTAACTGGTTACGGGGTGACGCGGATGATGGTGCTATCCAGTTCTACCGTCGTGTTAGCGGAGACGATGTTGTTGGCAGCGCCGACCTGAGTGTCATAGCTCATGATCTTGCCTTGGAAATACTGAACCTCGCCATCCTGAAGGGTAACTTCAAAACTATGCACGGTATCCACTTCAGTGCCGTCAGCACCTTCAATCAGCACGGTCTGGCCAGCATCAGAGGGGTCACGGCCAAGCGTAAGCTGCATGGATCCGTAGTTAACTGTGCCCTTGAACTTCCGTGTGACTCGGGTGCCGATGTCGTTGAAGGTGACGAGTTCGTAGGTAGCGCCAAATGCGCCCATGTCGGAGATTTCGCCAACGTTGGTATAGGTCAGAGCTTCATAGCCTGCCTGATCCTCAGTTGCCGGTTGGTCTGCTACAACAGCAAGCGTCGCGCCTGCACTGGTTTGAACGGCCATATGAGTGGCTCCTTATAACGAATTGATTGCAATCCCTTGCTATTGTACAGCGTTTCGTTATAAGGGGGAATAGTGCTGCGGTGTGTTGCGGGGAGACAAAGAAAAGCCCTCCACAGTGAGGGCTTGTTCATTACATTAATGCGGAGTAAAGCCACATCAGGCCAATTATCACTGTTATCCGTATGTATCCCTCAATAACAGCATCTGTGAATTTCTTACCCTTAGCCTCTGGTGAGCCATGATAGGTAAGTAGAGACATTAGACCTGAAATGCCAAGCGCGTGAGCATAACCAATTTCAGGAAGTCCAAACGGAACAACAAACCAAGACCAGCCAAGAGTTACAGCAACAGCCGAATAAAAAGCCATCGCCACTAAAGCAGTGAATCCACCAACAATTTTGAGCAACATTAACTAATTCTCCTGATTAATAAAAACCCACCCCAACCATAAGCCAGAGCGGGCAAAAGTCATTTTGAACGACGCTTTAGTCCGTATTCCCGCTCAAGAAACCTTGAAAACGGACCGCCATTAGATATGTCATGTCGCAGAAGTTTCATTAAGTGATCGTCCTGCTCATAGCTTCCCCTGACTATTTCGTCAAACTCAATAGCTCTCTTGACGCCCTCTTTAGCTAGGTCATCTACGCTCTTGCTATTCTTTTTAAATGGCCACATACATAATCTCCACATAATTAAAAAACCCACCCAAAGCCTAAGCCCTGAGCGGGTCACAGTCCAATAACGATTCGATCTAAGAAATCGCCACACCATCATGAATCCGAATAACCGCATTAGAAGTATTCACGTTATCAATCAGTCCGGTGATCGGAAGTGACTTCCCGTAAGCCTGAAACGTCAGTACGCGGCCATCAGCAAGGGTGATAGAAGCTGGAACGATACCGCCGCCGTTGATGCTGGCTTGGATAGCTTCTTGGCCTGCATCGTTGCTATCGCGGTACAGGGTAATGGTGATATTGCCAAAGTCAGGTTTTCCAGGGTAGGCGCGTGTTGCAGCCTGTCCTAAGTCCTGAAACAGCACGTCGGGCACGTCGCCATCGGCAATGGTGTATTGCGTGACTTTGCCGACTACTTCGCCGTTGAATACGAACTGAGTGCCTTGGGCGTCGATTATCATTGATCCTCCGTAAACACCCGAACATTAATCTGATACAGCGGCCTGTCATTCTCAAGATAGAACGGGCCTTGCTGGTTGCCTAGCATCTCAAACTTGATGACGCCTGCCACGGTTCCTGTGCCTCGGAACGCCTTAACAATGGCCGTTGCTGCATCGCCTACTGCAACGGTATTTGAAATACTGGCAGCAAGCAGAGTAATTGTAACGTCATACTCCTGCTTAAATGTATCGCTGTTTCCGTCGCCAGTATGCCTGAACACTGCAACCGGCGTATTTTGATTTAAGTCGTCATCGTGCCATCTGTGGTATCTGGGAGAGTACCCAGAAAGCAGGCCAAGGTTATCAAGGTACAATGCCGTTCTCTCCAATACTTCGGTACTCATAGCCCCATAACCCTTTTGATAATGGCATCGGCATCTTGCTGGATCATCTCAGTAACGCCTTTCTCAAGAAATCTTGGCTCACCATTAGGCGACCACACAAAGCCGAGTCGTTTCGGTGAGCGCGGGACATTCAGCCCTTTCAGCTTGCCCTGAGCCTCATGCACGTAAATGGCATAGTTTGCACCATATCCAAGCTCACCCCGTACAATATTGCCAGTAGTCGTCACCTTGCGATACTGGCTATTGATCAGGTTAGACGTGGCCACTGGTGTCAGCTCTGCCGAGTACCCTTGAGCGGCAATCATCAGTTCTGTGATAACACGCTCAAGATCAGGCCCCGCCATGCCATTGAGCTTCCGGCGCAGCTCCTGAAATACCCTTGTATCACCTGTGACTGTGGCGGCCATTAGACGCCCAGCTTCTCGCCGTTACTTGAGCCACCACCAATACAATTGTCTGTTGCTTTTCTAATATTCGTTACCTTCATGTCATCACCATATACTCAGTAGGCTCAGAAAACTGACTCATATCAAACTCAGTCACCTTTCGGATGATTTGCGCTTCTGCGTCACTCGGGTTAGGCACAGCAGTCTGATCACCCTTGGCGATATACCAACCACGTTGCAATTCCTCTAGCGTAAAGAACGTGGAAGCAGGCACAAACTCGACGCCCTCATCATCCTTCTGTGTATCGCCGGTATCTTTCCACACGGCATCCACTAGGCGAGGCGAGCTAAACGACGGCTGTCCGTAAGGATCGCGTCCTGTCATCTCCCACACAGTGATCGTGTTCGTATCCCAATAGGTCATTACCACCAGCTCCTACGGCGTCCGCTACGCGGGTAGATGTTGCCTTTGCGCCCGCCTGGGCCTGTTGATGCTATGTAGGTGGTGCTGTCACGCTGAAGCAAGCTAGTGACGCAGCCATACTCATCAAACTGCAATACCTGAGAGCCCCAAGGGCTGGAGTCGAGGCCGCTACCGCCCTCTCGATACGTGCGACTTGCGCCCGTTGGTGAGCGCTCAGACTGGACGTTGCCCTTTGCCGTACCATAGACCATGTGAGCCGCGCCATACAGCTTCAGTAGCCGCTGAGTGGCGTCAGGTACGCTATTGGCGTCAAGACACGCGTCCGCTTGGTCCAGCGTTGCAATAATGTCGTCAATGACCGAATCCGGCAGCGTCGTAGGCTGCACGGCCTTTACGTCTGCGGCTGTGATTGTAACTGCCATTATGGGATCTCCGTGCTGATTTCGCCTTCGTACCACGTCAGAAAGTATTGGGCACGAGCAACGCTGCTTGATGTGTTCTCAATCTGAATCAGAAATGAGCTATTTGGAGGGACAACGCGCTCATAGCCTTCAGGTATGGACGATGCCACTCTTTGTCCTTGAGCGCCACCTCCGAAAAAGTATTCTGGTTCGCCGGACAGCGTGCCAGTGTCGCTAACCGTTACATCCTTGGTGGCTGTCACGGTCGTTGCAACAGGCGCTTTCAGGTTCCAGTTGCTGATGGTTAGCGGCGTACCACCTGATACCGTTGGATTAGCGTAAATCCTGAGCGCCAACTCTTCCCCGATATAATCAAAGATTCGCAGCTTGGTTAGTACGGTTTTTGCGCCAATGCCGAAATAAATGTTCCGAGTGCCGCCAGACGGGATAGTTGCGCCCAATGGCCAAGCCGTCCGAATGTAATACTGCACGCCGTTCTTGATGTTCAGCTCCGTAAAAGGCTGAACCGTGATGGCCTTATTGCCATCAATAATGCGGCTGTCTGAGAACGGATTAAGCCTAATTGCTCCATCAGTATCTGCCTGCACATACAGCGTGACAGGCCCGCCACTTGACCAAGCCCATGCGCCGGATTGCTCTCCGTCTACCTTTGCCTCACGGCCAAACGGGATGCGCGTACCAACTTCACCATCCGGCTTTGTTGCAGAAAGCGACAACCGAACATCACCCCCAGAGCCAGCAGGCACAATCAGCAAAGGCGTTCCGACCTCAATACCGGACTTGGCGTAAACGTCAGTCCAGTCTGGGCCTATCTGGATGGGGGTGATCGAGTCAGTCATGGTTACAGGCCAAGTTCAGACTTGAGCTTCTTAACACCCCAGCGGCCATCTGGTTCTTCGCCAGTCTGGTCCTTGTAGAGCGCTTGCAGCTCTTCCAGTTCGTCGTTGTTGGGAGTTGCCACTTCCAGCTCTTTCGCGGGCTTTGACTCCATAACGTTCTTGACCTCACCAAACCGCTGCCAGTGCGAT